CAGAGACTCATGAAGTAAATATCTATCACCTCTTGGCGCAAGACCTTTAGACAGCTTTGCCCTTGCCGCATTTACATCAGACAAGGTAGATGTGGTATATGTAGATGCAACGCCGCTTCCGTGGACATGGTTATACACATCCTTATAAGAACCAGTAATAATAATACTGTCTATTTCTGCGGCAAGTCTTGATATTGCAGGTTTTAAAATCCTGTCAGAGAAGTTATCCATTGACAGTGTTAATTCCTGTGAGCTGAAATTAACATCAACGCCTCTCTGTGTGGCTACAGTCAATGTCTGGGTGCTTTCTGTTACATCCTGTGTATCAAGAATAGCACCTGACCTGACTGTGAACTGGTTAGGCTCTCTGATAAGCAAAGTCCCGCCGTTCTTTGCGCCTGACTTCGCAAACCTATCGTCATCCTTTTGTTCAAATAGGGCGTTAACCTATTTCGTCTTTTCAGACAGCTATATCTTTCGATATAGAGCAGACCATATCATCACCCTACTACTTTTAATAAGGGTGCAATGCGCTTCGAGGCACTTGCCTCTACTTCCTTTACGGAATGGTCGTTACACCTTACTCTATGTGGACAGATGCCATTATTCATACGCTTCCCATGATTGCAATTCATGCAAAGGACTTGAAATCCATCAGGGAAATTATTTTTTAACAACCATTTATACGTATGATAGCCAGCACGTGTGCGTTTGCCTGTTATGTTTCTGCGATGTTCAGCACCATTGTTATTAACATGGTCTATGGTAAGAAACATCTTTTCAGTTTCACCGCAACAAGCGCATTTATATCCACCGTATGCCGCAAATACTGCAACCTTAATTCGTTCTCTAATTTTTTTGGCACCTTCATTATCTCTTTTTCTGACTTCGGGTTTTTTGCTGTTTACAGCAGACCTCTGTATCGTGCACTTTTTGCACTCAGCAAGATAATAACCACTGCCATTTCTATAAAAATTAGATATTGGTTGCTCTGTTTTACATTTGCTGCATATTTTCGAGTCTTGGCTCGGTATTGTCATAGATTCTTCATCCTTAGAGTTTCACCGAATTCACATTGTTTTCATTATGCAATTACTTGCATAGGGAGCATTTTCATACTCTTTATTGATTGTTTTGCTAAAGGTAAGCTGGTTGTGTAATATTGCCAGAGCTTTTTTCGTGATATCTCCGGCGCTTAAAGTTTTAATTGTATTCGCCATTTAGTTTATCCTCCTAATTTTTTTCGTATTTTTTCCATCTCTCTTTTCTTATCCCACTCCATATACTGTTCCATTGACATTTTGGATGGGTCGTCATTTACATCTGCCGCTCCGCCAGTCTCGTCAGTAGTTGCTAAAGGCGGCGGGGCTGCTGTTACAACCCTTTTTGTTGCATCGCCAAATCTGGCTTCTAATTTTCCTATTTCCCTGCCAACAGTAATAATGTCGGACATAGCCAGTTGCTTGGCAACCATTGGATTTTTAGCAAGGTAATATCCAATCTCAGGCGCAAAGTCAGAAGATAATACAGCAGCACTTAATTCCATAGATGTCGGCATTTTATTTATTGCATCCATAAAATCAGGGTATTTACTTGATACCCTTTCAGCATCTATTATAAATTTATTCTGTTTAGCTTCAAAATCTGCCGCCTGTTTTACTTCGTATTCATGAGTAAGTCTTTGATGCTCTTTCCACTGTTCAAGGTCATCCTCGTATTTCATCCTTGCCTTTTTAAATTCCTCGCTATTTGAAAATTCAAGTTCAGCAACAGGCAGAGGACGTTCTTTTGGAGGCGGGGCTGTTAGCTTTGCCTGTGCCTCCTGTAATTCTTTTTTGAGGTTATACTTGTCCCTTGTCAGTTCATCAATGCGCTTTTGCACACCGGAAGGCGTGTTTTTCTTTGAGCCTTGTATAATATCTTCCGGCGACAATTCTTCTTTTGCTGGGGGTTTTACTTCTTCTTTTACTTCCTTACCCTCCTCCTCTTTTGGCTCGTTTTCAGTGGTTGTTGCGGCCACTATTTCTTCAACAGGTTTCTGCTCAAGCTCTATGACTTCTTGAGGTTTTGGTTCTGGCATAGTGTTTTCCTCCTTTTGAGTTTACCGCCTATATTTTAGGCGGGACGGGCTGACCCAGCAGTGCTGGTAGGTTGTTCAGCAGCGATAGGTTCTTTAGAGCCAAGTAATTGAGGCATATATTGTTTAAGTCTTTTTTCAATTTCATCGGCGTATGGCCAATCACTTGCCTTGAACAGCAAATCTACAATTAAGGGTGCTATGTTCGGCGCAGCCTGCATACTTGTTGCCATCATCTCAACAGCTTCCTGCCGTCTTGTTGAATACATACCTACATCCGCCACAACATCATATTTGCCGACTGTTATATCGTTGATAATTTCTTTTTGCGCTGTTACTGGATTTATAATTGTTTGGTTAATAGGTATTAAACTATCTTGCCCATCTTCGCCCAATATACGGACAATGCGTTCTGTATCATATATTTTGGGGATAATATCTATAAGCTGTTTAGTAGAAGCTAATATCGCCCTTCTAAAATTATCGCCAAAGTGGTAAGTCCCAAATTCACTGCGGCCTGCCCTTTCTCTAATCGCAACACCTGTCCTCTCATTACTCCTTTCGCCGAATGAAGCCTGATACATACCGATAGTGTCTTGTATATCACCTGCTGCTATTTGAAGCATTGCCGCCGCACCTGTCGGAACTTGCGGAGGCGGTTCTCTTCTGGGTTTAGAATTGCCCTGCTGGTTTACTAATAGATATGAGAAATTCTTTTTATTCGCATCGTTCCACATAGGCTCATAGCCTTTGATTTCCTGTGGTGTAACGATATAAGGAGATTTTGGGGCGAGGCTGACTGTTTCGGTCATGTGGGTTAACCAAAAATTATATATCCTCTGCGGGTCTTTAGCGTCATAGACAAGAGAGTTTTTGTAAGTCTTACCAGCAACATTAAATGAGTCGCCTAAAACTTCTATAATGGGAATGTCTTTACCAATCCACTCACCCTCTTCTAAAAATTCGTGGCCGGACATTTTAGCCCATTTTATTTTAGTAGCCTTAACTGTTTTTTGTTTGATTATCTGATAGCCGCTTTCCATTAAGGCTTCTGGTGTCATACCCTCTTTAAGCTCTACAGTCTTAACCTGTCCTGTCATTAAATCCGCAACCTGTGCTATCTTCCTATCGTATTTTTCCTGATAGTAATAATCGGCCAGATAAACCTTGTCTGGTTCATACCATCCCTCATATTCCCCGCCCTGCCCTTGTAAATCAAAATCATCGGGTAGTTTATTTGGATATTGAGCTTCAAATTCTTTTTTACTCATCACTTCACGAACAAACGCATAGCGTCTCTTGGGGTCAATATAGACATTAAATTGATTATCTATTGGCTTTAATAGTATGTCCTGCTCAAAGCTGTCCTCTGCCTCAACTGTAACGATACGCCAATAGCCAAAACCGCCTGCTACTGCTTTTTCGCCGGCATTGGCGTAAATATCGTTTGCATTTGAGGTATATTCTATCTGTCTGATTATCCCTTCAATTATCTTGGCTGTAGCTGGGTCTGCCATATCGTCAACAGGCTTAACCTTCCCTGTCATTCTTTGGTCTCTTTCCCTGTTGGCAACCTGTGATACATACTTACGGAGTTTATTAGATGTTAGGCAAGGCCTGCCGTCTGTCTCTCTTTCCTTTCTAACCTTTTCAGGCCAGTGTCCTTCGCCTACATTGTAGACAAAGTTCAACATCTCTATTGCTGTAGCCCTGTTCTCGGACTCGGCAACTAATAGAGACTTAAATCTTTCTTTCGCAAGACTTAATCTTTCATCAACTGTTTCTTTTTTTTCTGTTTTGGTTTTTTTCTTTGCCATAAAATAAAAAAGGCTGGGGTCGGGGATTTTTTCCCAACTCCAGCCTTTTAACTCCAAGTTACCGAGTATAGACTATTTGTATTTTCTTATTATTTCTTTAAGTATCCCATCTTTAATAGTCTATTGTCATTTATTTTTTTTTCACTCAATATCTCATCCCACAACTTGTTATCTTCCTCGTCCGATACCCTGTTAAATTCAATTATACCTTCAGGAGACAAGCCACCTTTGCAATCCTCAACTTTGAGGGTTAGTTCTTCGCTTGTATAGATTTTATTATCCATAATTAAACTATTTTCTCTCTTTATGGTCTCCAATGTATCTACCCTCTCTTGTAACTCATAAATCATCTGGCAAAGACCTAAAAGAATAACAGTCGGAGTCTTAAAAGGTAAATTATCAACAACCTGCTTACCTTTTAAGTGAGCTGTTGTCGCTATTTCTTTTGCTGGGCTATCGGGTAATTCGGTCAGTTTCTTGTTGCTCATTGTTTTTATCCTTATCAGAATTCACAAGCAATGTCAATAGTTTTTTTTGTATGCCCTTAATAGCACGGTAAATATCAAGAATTTCTTTTTGGATTTCTTCTGTCATTGTAATTTTAAAGTCCGTCCTTTTCCCCGAACGCCAAATAACTTTTATGTGATTTGCCATTTATGCGATTTTTATCCATAAACTCATAAGCATCAACTATTGTAGATGCCCCATGACAAAAAAACTCATAAGTGGGAACTTTATCTTTCAAAAAATAACTCATTTTTACAATCTCTTTCCAAGAGCCTCTTTTAGTACATTTTGCACAATATACAACAGCATCACGATTGAAAGGATTTATACAATCGTGGATTTCGCTTTTCTTTATTGGTGGAATATAATTAAATTTCATTGTAATTTAAAGTCCGTCCTTTGGTTGCATTTTTTACAGCCTATCCTATACCAGCCATGCCACAACATATTCCCGCCGGTGGCGTTTTGGTATAAGTCCCGATATTCTATTTCCTCTTTACAATGGAAACATTTTATTTTCATGTCGTATAGTTGCCCTTTATATTTATCAACTCTTGTCGGTTTTCTGTAGATTACTTCTGACGCCATTGGTGGCTTATTCTCAATGTATTTCGGTATATCGTAACATTCAGAATAATTAAAATTCTTATGCGGAATAAACTGGCAACCCTTTCTTATATATTCAAGTTTGTCAGGTATATGC